CATATCTCTGAGGATTCAGAGTCGGTGCAGACCATCTCTTCGTCGGCGGCCAGTTTGCTTAATATATCCGCCTCACTTTGGAACTGGCCAGAACTGGGATTCTTGACCTCAAAGTAAGGCGTTTGCGATAGCAAACTGGCAGCCTTACGTAACTCATCCCGTATAGAAGGGAAGAACCTCGCTTCGTAAGCTGCAGACAGGCACTTGCCTGCCATATAGTCACGATCACTAACGCCTGCGTTAGTGTTAGCGCGCATGGGTAGGCGCTCGAGTAATCTTCCAAACTGTGGCACAGGAACACCGCCATGCTTATAACCCGAAGGAACTAAGTATCTTTTCCTGAGGAACGTGGCTTGATCTGCCACGGGGAAAGACACTTCTACCTTCATACCAGCCTCCGATGCTTGGTGGTGGTACTGATTGGCTACCTCAGACAGGTCAGGTACGATTGGTGGACCTGTCTGAACGTTCGACGGCAAGAATTTGTCGTCGTGGATGGCGGTGAGCTCGTCGTCTCCCAAGAAGTGACTGGTAGACGATTCGACCCAAGCGCCCTGAAGAGCGGCCAGTTTCACGCACATGTTGACAAACGTGTTGCCGGTGGAGGTAGGATTCTCCCCAGACAAGCGTTGGCCATGGATGTCAAGTTTGACTCCCACGTTAGTGAACACTGTCCAATCAGTGCACTTTGCGATCTCAGAGACATACCACAAGGGTGCTCCGAGCTTCTTGTAGAACATCGCCTCATATTTCCTGATGTCAGGAGACTGTGTGGCGTCGTTGTTCTTGAAATCAGCCTCTACGTAAGTGCCGGGAGCCCCAACGATTGAATCTGCGACCTTCTTGGAACTCATACCTGAAACATATATGAACCTGTTTCCGGTATTTTTGGGGTTCTCCAAGGAGAAGACCTTCGACATCCGTTTGGATAATTCGTTGGTCACGGCACCCATGACAAAATTGCTAATGTCAGTGCCATCGTAGACGACCCGGGGATCACTCCCTGGGGCCTTGTTGAGGGTCTCGAGCTTCGAGATCACCGTCTTCACATGCATTCCCCCAATGTACAGGGGTTCAGTGTCGACAGACTTCATTCTAGCGGCCTTGGATGGAGCCAACTTGTCTATCCAAGTTTGCAGGAATTGCCTGTCGACCTCAATTACCGGATGGGGATCGAACTTTTTGAGGAGGGAGTAGTATCCCTGAACGAACCCATCTTTGACGTATTCGATGGGTACGCAATCAGCCCTCTTCTTCAGGGCTGCCAAAGTACCACCCACCGTAGGCTTGGTCACCATAGGGGGGTTGGGTACGTTCGCTCCCATCACTATGTTCTGAGGTGTTGACGTC